ATCGAAGATCCCGCCCGGCCCGACCGCCGCGCCTGGCTGGCAAGTCTCGCCTGGTCGCAGTTCACCCCCGAGGAGGTCCGGGACGGCACCATGTGGCGCGAGACCGTGGAGAGAGCCCTTGCGTAGATGCCTGGTGCTGGGCGCGGCCATGTGCGTCTGGGAGGACATCGAGACGGCTCTGAAGATCGGCGAGTACGACGCGGTGATCGCGGCCAAGCTGGCCGGCGTCGCCTGGCCGGGGGATCTCTACGCCTGGTATTCGCTCCACCCGGAATGGATCCCGGACTTCCGGCAGCGCCGGCAGGCCCGCGGCTACCCGGAACCTCGCGAGGTGGTGGCCAACACCAAGGGCCCGGGAGTTGATCGGGTTCTGGAGCCCAAGTGGCCCGGCCAGGTGCGCAGCGGCGCGAGCGGCATGTATGCGGCCCGCGGGGCGATCCTGGACGGCTTCGACCGCGTGGTGCTGGCCGGCGTTCCGATGCTTCAGCAGGTGGGCCGCATCGACGGCCGCAAGGGCTGGGCTTCGGCCAAGACCTATCAGGGGCCGGTCATGCAAGCCCGGCACCACATGGCCGAGAAGGTCCGGTCTGTTTCGGGCTGGACGATGGAGATTTTCGGGGCGCCGACCCCCGAATGGTTGCGGGGATAGCAACCGAACGTCGGCAGTCACCGGCCCACCCGACGGGCCGCACCTGGGCGGGATGCCCGAACCACAATCCGGGATGGATGACATGGCACTGAAAGCAGTAATCGACAACCTCGAATCGGTCAGCGAGGCGATCCGCGGCGAGTACCGGGAGGGCACCGCCAAAGAGGGGCTGGAGGGCAAGTTCGTGCTCAACGTCGACGCCGTCGGCGGCTTCGCGCTCGAGGACGTCAGCGGTCTCAAGAAGGCGCTTGGGACCGAGCGCAGCACGCGCGAGAATCTGGAAAAGAAGGTCATCAAGTACAAGGACATCGACCCCGACAAGGCGCTGGAGGCGTTGGCCGAGCTCGAGGAGTTGAAGAATATCGACCCCAACAAAGAAGCGGACAAGCTCGCGAACACGAAATTCGAGGCGGCGAAGAGCCAGCTGGTCAAGAAGCACGGTGACGAGCTCGGCGAGCGCGACAGGCGCATCGGCTCCCTTGAGTCCCTGGTGGACAAGCTGGCGCGCAAGCAGGAAGCCATCGCGGCGATTGCCGAACACAAGGGTTCGGTGGATCTGCTCCTCCCCCACGTGATGAACTCGACCAAGACCGAAGTCGGCGACGGCGACGTCAAGGTGCGCGTTCTCCAGGAAGACGGCAGCGACCGGGTGAACGGCAAGGGCGACCCCATGTCGATCCGCGAATTCGTCGCCGAGATGAAAGCCAGCGACACCTTCGGGCGCGCCTTCGAGGCGTCCGGCGCTTCGGGCAGCGGCATGACGCCCGGCGGCGGCGACGGCGGAGGCCGCAACACCAAGAAGGGCGATTTTGGCGGTTCTAAGAAGGACCGTGTCGAGGCCATCAAGTCCAAGTTCCCCGACCTGGAGAAGGTCAACTGACATTGGCGCGAAGGTGCTGGAGAGGTAGAATTCCAGCATGAAGTCCGGGGGCATTTATCGCATCGTCAATCTTGTCAACGGCAAGGTCTACATCGGCAGCGCACTTCGCTTCCGGACGCGATTTAACGAGCACAGGTGGCGCCTCAGACGCGGGCGCCACCACTCGCCGAGGCTCCAGCGTGCTTGGGACAAGTACGGGGAGGACGCCTTTCGCTTCGAGGTGGTTGAAGTCGTTGGGACCCCCGACGATCTGATTCCGCGGGAGCAACATTGGATCGACGCCACGAACTGTGTATCCGTCGGATACAACTGTAGCCCGACAGCCGGCAGCACCCGAGGCACTAAGGCTTCGGAAGTGACCCGGCAGAAGATGAGAGCAGCGCGCCAGCATGTGTCGGCGGAGACTAGGGCAAAGCGCTCTGCGGCCATGAAGGGGCGCAAACAAGACCCGGCGCACAGAAGGAAGATCGCCGAAGCCCAGCGAGGCAGGAAAGCTTCGCCCGAGGCCCGCGCTCGAATGTCTGCAGCCGCTCTGGCCAGGACGCCAGAGGTCGCGGCGAAGATTGCCGCCTCTCGACCTAGGCTTGTTCATACCGAAGAAAGCCGGGCTCATTTGTCGCGCGCGCTCACCGGGATCAAGCGCTCCGCAGAGACGCGGGCCAAGATTGGTGCAGCTAGCAAGGGCCGCACCCATTCGGACGAAACCAAGGCTAAGCGCCTTGCGTCATGGAAAGTGTCAATGGCCGCAAAGAAGGCGGCTGTCTGACCGTAGGAAGTATCGGCTGCCTCTCGGGATGAGACGGAGCCATTTGGGCGGGACGCCCACGTAACCCCCGAGAAACAACCGAACCACGAAAGGAGCCAGCCATGTCGCTGTCTCAAATGGAAGTATTTTCGCAGTATTTCATGCCGGCCATCATCGAGACGCTCGACCAGATGATCGAAAAGTTCAACGCGGCCTCCGGCGGCGCCATCATGCTCTCCACCGACGGCTTTGACGGCGACTTCCTGCAGGAATCCTTCTACGCGGCCATCCATTCGGCACAGCGCCGCGTGGACCGTTACGCGACCAACGAGGTGGTGACGCCGACCGACCTGACCCAGCTGCGCCACTCGGGCGTCAAGGTGGCGGGCGGCTTCGGGCCGATCCGCTATGAGCCCAGCCAGATGACTTGGCTGCAGAAGCCGACAGCGGAGGGCATCGAGGTTGCCAGCCGCAACTTCGCCGAGGCGCTTCTGGCCGACCAGCTCAACACCGCCATCGCGGCGCTGGTGGCGGCGATCGAGAACCAGTCGACGGCCAAGTACGACGCCTCGGTGCCGAGCCCTGCGGGCGGCATCACGTACGGGAACATCAACCGCGCGCACGCCAAGTTCGGCGATCACTCGGGCAACCTCATGGCCGACGTGATGCGCGGCACGGTGTTCCACAGCCTGATCGGCCAGAATCTCGCCAACGCGGAGCGGCTGTTTACGGCAGGCAACGTCCGCGTGGTCGACATCCTCGGAAAGCTGGTCGTCATCACCGACGCGCCGGCGCTGCTGGAGGCGGTCTCGGGCGGGAACGATCTGGACAAGGTGCTGAGCCTTACCAGCGGCGCCGCGACGGTCTACGACAGCGGCGACGTCGTGACCAACATCGACACCGTCAACGGCAAGGACCGGATCGAGACGACCATGCAGGTCGACTACAGCTTCGGCCTGTCTCTCAAGGGGTACACCTGGGACACGACCTCGGGCGGCAAGTCGCCGACCGACGCCGAACTGGCCACCGGTGGCAACTGGGATAAAATTTCCAGTTCGATCAAGCACACGGCAGGGGTTATCACTGTCGGTGATTCGACGGTCGCCGCCTAATCTGTACTGGCCGCCCGACTTCGGCTAGAATAGCGAACCCGCCGTAGCGTTAGAGCGCCGCGGCGGGTTCTAACCAGCCCAACCTGTGTGGAGGTCAAGATGGCTGCTTCTTTCAAACCATGTTCTGTGCCCGACTGCAATGAGAACGCGCATCGCCGCGCTTCAGGTAGAGCCGGCATGTGCTGCTCGCACTACGGACGGTCACTGCGGCATGGCGACCCGCTGTCTGGCGGTCGGTACACACCGCGTGGCGAGGCCATGCGGTATCTGCTGGCTCACATGCACGACGACTGCCCGAGGTGGCCTTTCGCACGAGGTAGGGGCGGCTACGGACATATCCAGCACGGGGGCCGGGTGGTCGACGTTCACCGGCTTGTCTGCGAGATGGCACATGGCCCCGCGCCGTCGCCCGATCACGATGCGGCTCACAACTGCGGCAAGGGCAGCGAAGGCTGTTTCGGCGTCCGCTGCATCGAATGGAAGACCAAGAGCAACAACGGCGCCGACAGATGGGTGCACGGCACGATGCCATGTGGCGAGCGCCAGTGGCGTTCTAAGCTGACGGCGGAAGACGTCCTGGAAATTCGCCGTCTTCGGGGCAAAGAGACGCAGGCTGCCTTGGCGGTTCGATTTGGCATCTCTCGGCCGCACGTCAGCGGCCTGCAATGTGGTCACGCCTGGTCGTGGCTGAGCGAGGAATCATCCCGATGAGCAAGACCTTTGAACTCGTCTACTCGACCCAGAAGACGGGATACGAGGCGGGCAGGCACTATTCCAACCCGCGGTTCTTCATGCGGCCGCGAGCCGGCGTCACGAAGGTCATCGTGGTCGGAAACTGGCCGAATGTGGTCTCTGCCTACAAGCGCGCCGGCGTTCCGGTCGAGGTGATCCGGGCCCCGCGCATGTCTGGCGAGGACCCGACGCCCGCCCCCAAGAAGGCGCCCGCCGCCGGCCCGCTATCCGACGCCGCGATCCCGGAAGACTGGGCCGATCTGGCTTGGCCGGAAAAGCGCGTTCTCGCGCAGCACTTCGCCGACCAGCCGGTGATCAACGGCGAGCAGGCCGATGTGTTAATCGAGGCGGAACTGGCACGGCGAGCAGCCGGCAGCGGTGCGCAGGAGCACCCCACCGAGGAAGTCATGCGCGAGGCCATCAAGGAAGCCACCGGCCGGATGCCGCACCCAGCGATGGGAATGGAGAAGCTGCGGGAGCAGTACAAGGCGGCCAAGGCTGCGAAGTCGGAGCCACAGATTGCGGCGGGTGGTGGCTCTTCGGCGGGTGGCGCGCAGTGACGCACCGCGTCCATGGTCGCCGGCAACCCTACACCGCCGAGGGCATCAAACGGCTGCCGTGCGTTCGGTGCGGCAATCCGGCCCATGCCACCTGGACAGTCTGCGCCGACGGCAACCTGCACCGCCCGATCTGCCTGGAATGCGACATCGCGATCAACGAAATGGTTCTGGCCTTTGTGCGGTTGCCAGGATGGCGGAAGAAGGCTGCCAACTATCGCACGGTCAAGGAGGCCGCACGCGATGGGTGACGGTTCCTCACGAAGAGGCGGCATGAGCAACGTCGTATCTGTGGTCGGCGTCCGCAACGACGACATTGCCAGGGCGGATGCACTAGAGTGCCTTGATACATGGAGGGCGCGGGTGGAGAGCGGAGAAATCACCTCGGTAGCCGTTGCCGGCGTCGGGCCAGGGCGCGCCGAGTACGGTCATTCGTCCTGGGTCGATGAGAGGCTGGTGGGCGCGTGCGCGATCCTTACCCAGAAGATGGCCGCGCTGGTTTCGGAGGACTGAATTTTGGCCCTAACCATCACGCCCGGCGGCGACGCGGACGACGCCTATATCAGCCTGGTGGCCTACAAGGCCTATTGCGCCGCGCACGGCTACACGTTCCCGAGCGACACGGGCGACGACGATGTGATCGAGCAGGGCATCCGCCGGGCGACGCAGTGGATCGATGCCGAGTACGGGCGGCGCTTCATCGGCACGCCCGCGACGGTAACGCAGGCGCTCGAATGGCCGCGCGCGGATGCGATCTGGCGCGGCGAGGAAATCGACAACGAAATCATCCCCACCAAGGTGGCGAACGCGACCGCGGAAGCCGCCCGCCGGGAGATCGCCACGCCGGGGAGCCTAGCGCCTGACATGAAGCGCGGCGGCCTGATCAAGCGAGTCGCAGCGGGCTCGGCCGAGGTGGAGTTCATCGACAACGCGCCGGCCGAGACGGCCTTTAGCATCATCGACGGCATCCTGGCCGGGCTGATATCTTCCAAGTCTCCGGGGCTGTCAGGCTCGAGCGTGAGGTCCAGCTGATGGGCCTGCTGGACGGCGATATCGCGGCGCTGGTGAGCGACGGCCTGGAGGCGGCGGAACTACCGCTCGACCTGACGCTGACCCGCACAGTGGCCGGCACACCTGACCCGGATGAGCCCTGGGTGCCCGTCACCCCGACGACGACCGCTTATCCCTGCCGGGGCTTCGAGGACAGCTATTCGGCCTACTACCTCGCCAACCAGTTGGTGCAGGAAGGCGACCGCAAGATCGTGATCCTCGCCCAGAGCCTCGCGGTCACGCCGGAGCCCGGCGACCAGATCACCAGCCGGGGCGAGACCTTCACAATCGTGGGCCCGGTCAAGACCGATCCGGCGCGGGCCGCGTGGGAGTGCCAAGCGCGAGCGGCATAGGAGCGAACGATGGCACAATTGACCCTTGAACTGCGCAGTCTCTGGTGGACGAAGCCCTACATGGCGGCCGTTTCTGCCTTCCTGTGGATTGTGGTTCCCTTCGCGAGCGACGCCTGGGTCGACCGTTTCATAGAGCGCAGCGCCAAGTGGACGGCTGATAAGGGCTTCTACATCACTCATGGCTAGGCGCCCGACACCGCGGCAGCGCGTGGAGGCGCTGGCGGAGCGCCTGGAGCCGAGGCTGCGCCGGTCCTTCCTCGCCGCCGTGGACGAAATCCGATCCAACGCCGAACTCGGGCTGATCGTCAGTCGCCTGGAGGCTGAAGACATCGACGGGGCCCTGCGGGCACTGCATATCGACCGCGCGGCCTTCGGGGAGTTTGAGGACGAACTGCGCAACGTCTACGTCGAGGGTGGCCGTGTAGCGGTGCAGCAGTTTCCCCGGCTGCCAGACCCAGGCGGCAACCGCCTGGTGCTGCGCTTCGACGCCCGCAACCCGAGAGCCGAGCGCATCATAGCCGATCACTCTGCGGACCTGATCACCCGCACCACGGCGGACATGCGCGGTGCCGCGCGCCAGCATCTTGTCTCCGGGCAGGTGGCTGGGCGCAATCCTCGCGCAACCGCACTGGATCTGATCGGGCGCGTCGACAGGGTCACGGGGCGGCGGGTCAATGGCATCCTGGGCTTGACCGCCCAGCAGGAGGGCTATGTGGCCTCAGCGCGCCAGGAGTTGCTCTCAGGCGATCCGGAGGCGCTGCGGAACTACCTGACCCGCGCGCGGCGGGACCGTCGCTTTGACCGGCAGGTGGCGGCGGCGTTGCGGGACGGGCGGCCCCTCGACCAAGCCACGGTAAGCCGGATCACGGGGCGCTATTCCGACCGCTTGCTTCAACTTCGCGGTGAGACAGTAGCGAGGACCGAGACCCTGGCGGGCCTGAACATGGGCTCCCATGAGGCGGCCGAACAGATGATCGAACAGGCCGGCGTCGCGCGCCAGAACGTGCGGAAAATCTGGATTGCCACGCGCGACAGCCGCACGCGCGACAGTCACGCGGAGATCGACCGGGACAGCGTCGGCATGGATGAGCGGTTTGCCAATGGGCTGCGCTATCCGCATGAACCGGGCGCGCGCGCTTCGGAGGTCGTTTCGTGTCGATGCCGGGTTGATTACCGCGTCGACTTCCTGGCGAACCTGACCTGACATGGCGGGGAATTTCTCAGCATCGGTCGACGCCTGGGTTCTCAGGACGAAACGGCGGCAGGTGGCGGTCTTCCGCACCGCAGCGCAGAGCG